TTGATTAACAGTCAACTGCTCTACCAACTGAGCTACCGAGGAATATCAAAAAACGAATTAACAATTGGCTTTTACATCAGTTTGATGTTTTAGCCAACTTTTTTTTTGTCTGTACTTTCCTTATAAGTTGAATTTTTTTTGTATTTCTATTGCAAATAGAAACATGGAGGAAACATAGAATGATACATATAGGAAACAATTGCCATTTTATTCTCTTGCATTTCTGATAACTAAAGGTTAATTTAATTACTATCAGAGAAAACAAATAAATAGGAGAGAAAATGAATAAAGTAAAGCTAGGTGAAAGAATATGGATAAATGGTAAGGGTAAAAAACAAAAGACAAATCTTTTTACTTATTATGTAAATGCTGAAAAAAATGGTAAAACTTTTAGAAAGAAAGTTACTAAATCAAGTCCTAATAAAAGATGGTTAGAAAAAGAAGCTGAAAAAATATTATTAAGAATTGGTAATATCAATCCTAAGAATATGAATGTTATTCTTTCAGTTCCTTTATCTTATGCTTGGGAAGTTTATTCTAAAAAATGTAGATCAAGAGCTAATGAGCCAACAACAGGTTTCAGTATGACTACCTTTAAAGAATACTCAGAACATTACAAACATATTGAAAAGCATTGTGGTGATATTGATTTAACTAAAGTTGATGTTGAATATATTGCAGACTTTGTAAAAAAAATTGATGATTTAGATTTTGAATATAAGAAGAAAATCTTTCATACTTTTGCTAGGATATATGAAACACAAGTTGGCATGGCAATATCAGATCCATTTAAAGTAAATGTATTTAAAACTGCTACATTTTTTAAAAAGGAAGATAAACCTAAAAAGAAAAATACAGGTAAAATAGACTTTGAGGAATGGAACTTTGATAGGATTAAACAGATCATTGATACTGTTCCATTTGAACCTTACCAATTAATGTTTAAACTAATGGCAGAAACCTCTTGCCGACCTAGTGAAGCTAGAGCAGCACAGAGAAAGAACTTTCATTTTAAAAGGAATATTCCAGTATTTGAGATCACAAACTCTGTTGATTATATAAAGGGTTTAGCACCACCAAAGACAGAAGCTGGGTATAGAGAACTTGAGATTAGCTCATCACTTAAAGATAAGTTAATTGATTACATGAATACTTTACCAGAAGATCAAGAATGTATTTTTCTTAATTCTAAAGGTAAATTTTATGATTTAAAGAATATGATTACTTACTTAGATAATGCTTTGGAATCCTTAAATCTAACACTTCCTGTTAAAAAAAAGACATATTTTTTCCGACATTGGAATGTATCATATTGGTGTTACCACAATAAATATACTAATCCATCTGATCTTGCTATGCACATGGGTGATTTGGATTTAAAGTTTATTAATACAACTTATATTAAAAAATATTCTACAAGTAAAGAGTCTGTTAAATACTCTGAACACCAGAATAATCATTATAAGTGGAACTAAACTTTGTACCAATAAAGATCAATATGCTCTTTATCATAAGGGACTATTTTCCAGACATCTTTTCTTTTAAATGATCTCTTTGCAAAAAATTCGGCATCTTCTTCATTTCCGAATACTTGGTTTGTGTAGGTAATAAATTTATCTTTAGGTTTAAATATTATAAAGTACATTATTTATATGGGTAACCTAAGTTCCATAGCACTAGACTTTTTCTGATACCTTTAGTGATTGGTGTAATTTGATGCCAGATAAAAGAGGGGAATACTACCAAAGATCCTTTATCTAATATTTGATCGCAAGATATAATTTTTTGTTCGTATGGTGTGCTTGTATAAAATTCTAATCTACCACCCTCATAATCTTCAGGATCAGATAAACTAATCGTAACAGATAACTTTCTAATTTTACCTTGATAGTCTTTGCCAAACTTTTCACTATAAGGTTTAGCAAGTTGGTCTATATGCCATTTATAATATTGTCCTGTTTCATATTCTGTATATTGTGCTTTCTCAGTTTTATCCCATTGTAAATTCCAACTACAATCTTCATTGGCTTTATCTATAAAAAGTTTTAGTGTTTCATCTATCCAAGACTCATCTAACCAAGTAATGTTAGATATTCTTTTGGTAGTATCATTATCAGATACATTCGCTTTGTTTTTATTTTGATTGGCAGCTTGTGAAATTATCTTATCGCAAAATTCTATTGGCAGACCTTTTTTAAATACACAGTAATAGTTATTAAAATTCATATTAAAAAGGGTGGACAGGAGCTATCTTATCCACCCTTATTCATCAAACAAACACAATCAAGTTCACTAGGCTTGATTGAATTTTACGTTAAACATTAAAAGACTCAGAATGACTAGAAACTGAGCTATCATCAGGTTGTTTAACTTCACCTAATAATTCTATGTTTTCCAATAAATAGGATTTAGGAATATTTAATAAATTTGAAATCTGAACTATCCGAATGGCATTAAGACCATTCTGTCCTTTCTCATATTTACCTATTTGTTGAAAAGAAATATTTAATTTTTTGGCTAACTTTGTTTGGGTAAGTTTTGCATTTCTTCTAGCAATTTTTAATCTTTGTCCTACCACTTCATTTAGAATGTTTTCTTCATCTGATTTTACATACGATTTATATTTTCTTGTTTCCATTTTCTCTCTCCTTAATTTAGGCAGACAAGTAGCCTGTGGTTTTTTACAACTTTTAATACACTAAGAATTAATTATAATTCTTTGTAACGAATAACTGCGTCTTGATTTTGATTGGCAACAATTCTTCTTACCAATTGTTTATACTCAAGGTAGTTATTATAACTATGTACGCACATTCTTGAATCAACAGATTGCATGATCTTCTTATGAACATCATTTAGTTTCTGATATAATCTTACTGTGCTGTTCGTTAGTTGCATTTCCATGCTCCTTTTCTTGGTTAGTTTTAATTACAGACTTTTCTAACTTTATGTCCATAATTTGTAGGTTAGCAGTTTCGCTAACATTTAATTTTGCAGAGGCAACCTCTGCACTATCAAATTCTTCTATTGTTTTAAAACTTGCTTCAAAAAAACTTTCTTTAATTACACTCATAAACTCTCCTGGATTGGGTATGATTTATTTACATTTAAATTAGCTACTGATCCTATTTGTTCAGTAGTCATTTCAATTTTTCTATGAGCATTAATACCCTTAGAGATAAACCCTAAGTCATATAGCTCAGATACTATCTTGCCAGACCTTGCTCTGCTCCATTTAAGAGCTTTACTAATCTCAGCAAAGGTAGGAGAAAAGTTATGCTTTTCTATATACTTTGTTATAAATTTAAGTGTCTTTAGTTTTGGTTCACTTAAATATATATATTTGCCATTTCCATTATTCATTATTTATCCTTAAAAAGTTCAGCTACATTATTTGGTGTATCAATAAACGATTTATCGTTTTTCAAATCATTCAAATATTTCAGTAATTTATTTAAGTACCAATCAGCTTTGCCTATATCCATGATACAGGCATCAATTGTACCACCATGCTTATCACCCATACGCATTACATATTTAAGAATCTGCCAACGCAATCCTCCTATGTTTTCCATAGGAGATAATTGCGAAGTAATAGCATCAAATGTTTCAATGCTTTTCTTGTAATGATTTGGATTCACACTTTCAGACATTAAAATGGTGCGTCCTCTTTAGGTGCTATTGGATCACTCAATTTGATACTAATATCTGGTTGAGTATCTTTTGTTTTATCTGTGTTCAACCATGCAGCAGCTTGTTTGTCTGATCCAGAAACTTTAGCTCTGCCAGTATAATGTGGATATTTTTTTCCAGCGACATCAGTATCTTTTGGTTGACGTTTCCACAATGCTATTGAATTATCGTAATCACTCATATTATATTTTCCTATTAGTTATTTGTTTTTGTAGTGAGATGTATGCAGAATCAATTCTTTGTTGTTGAATTAAGTCTGTATATATTTGATGAAGATCAGAGATGTATTCTTTTCTTAATACATTTAAATTTTTTTCATAGTTGCTAAGAGAGGTAGAATTTTCAGCAGTTTTCTTTAAAACTTCTATCCAATCATTTGCCAATTCCTCTATATTAACTTTTGCTTTAGGAACTAATTTTACAATTGGTTTTGCTTTAGCTACTTCTTTTACTTTTGGTTTTAAAAAATCTTCCATTTCTTCTGCTGTTGCAATTTCATCACCCATGAACCCTAAAATACTAAGACTTCTTCCGATTGAAACCGATTGTTGTTTCTCAAATTCCTTATCACTATTCTTCATTTGTTTGGATTCTCCAACACTTACTAACTTGTCATCTATATAAATGTTTGCTTTAAACTTATGAGAGCCATTGGCTAGTTCTGTGCTATCAGTTTGGATAGACATTCTTTCACCAAAAAAATCCCTAACAAATCTTATTCTATATCCAACAGTTAAATAATTTCCTTTAGCTCCAAGTTTTGCATAGTCGCTATCAACTATGTTATTCCTAAATTCTTTTATTGCGTCTTGTAATGTTCTCTCTTTCATACTTCTCCATTTTTAATTAATTCAAACTTGTCTATTCCAAGCTGAATTGTTTGTTGTTTTAAGTCTTTAATAATTTTATCTTTGTCCTGGATTTCTTGTCTAAGCTGACCATTCTTTTTTTGGTGAGCTTCATTAATAGTTTCCAAATCTCTAATTCTTTCTTTTAATGGTATTATTATTCCTGAATCAGACATAAGTTTTTAGATAATCCTCCATGTATTCTTTTGGTATTGAGTTCCACCAGAAACTTCCCTTACGAATTTCGCTGAAGTCAGGTACATTCAACCAAAGCAGCTCATCAACTGATCCGTTGGCAGCTTTTAATTTTTTTTCCCAAGCAATTTCATAAGCAATTAATTCGTTTACCCATCTTTTTAAATTTTGTGGTTTTAATTCTTCACAATTATCTTCTGTAAATAAAATTCTATCTGTTGCACTTGCATAGCTTAATGTTGGCTTTAAACCATTTGTCAAAGAGTAGAGTGAAATTTGCATTAAGTCTGAGGTAAAGGCTCTCTGATCTATTCTAGGGTGTGAGCATACCCAATCACCAATTCTATTTGGATTGTCTTTTGTTTGCTTAGTCTTTAATGGTGAAAATTTTACAGTTGGAAATTTATTTTTAATATCATTTAAATGAATTTCACCCTCTAAATCAATAAACATTCTAAATGGAATATTAATAGGCTCAATCCATTTCATGTATTCTACTTCAGTTTTCCATTTTTGTTTGGGAAGTTCTTTTATATTATCAACATGACCTTGACATATTTTTTCTAAAAATTTAACACCAAATTCAAATTTCATTTGATCTTTCATGTTAACAGTTACATAGGAATTTATTTTGTCTTGAATTTCTTTATCAGCAATACATTCTTTAACTGATATATTTTTTACAATAGCTTTTTCCGAAATATCATGTCCAAGTGTGCCTAAGGTTAAAGACGCATTAGTACATTTATTTCTTTGCTCAGAATTTAATTTATATCTTTTAAAAGCTCTTAACGAATGGGGTTCTTTGTTAGCAGACACAGAAGTATTGGTGTCATTAAATTTTTGATATGCTTCACCAATTATTTTTAAATGATTTGCCATAAACAAATCAGTAACATAGTGTTAATATGATTGCAAGTAAATTGCTCTGGTATTAATTGTTATAAAAGGTAGGATAATACTCAGCTTTTATCTCTGCTGACCAAGATAAACTAATATTTTCTACCGAAGCTCCATAAGTTTTGCCAGTAGAATAAGATTTATCTAAAATATTATATTTGCCATTTGATTTAGGCTCTATATATCCACACCAAATAATTTTTGAAATTTTATCTTGTGCAAAACCAAATCTATTATTCGCTACATGACTAACATTTTTTGATGGAGTAAATAATCTCATATAACCTCTTGATGATCCAATTTGTGATTCTATTGCATGACAATTAGCATATTTAGGGTGAATATTTATTTTAGTTATTTCTTTGGCTTTGTGCAAACCCACTTGTCCATTACCATATAATGATCCAACTACAGGAATTTGAACATTATTACCTACAAAGTATTCTGGAGAAACTAATACATCTCCATTTGGAAAACTATTAAACCAATGAGATAAATCAAAAGCTAAATCATTCTCTGTATAATATTTAGGTGCATTTTTTTTAGGATTTAATATTTTTGAAATTTGTGCAAATTTATTTTTTTGCTCTTTGGGTAGGTAAGTATCTTTTATAAAATCAGAAATTTTTTTATTAGTTTTTTTTAATAATTGATCTAAAGCTGGTCGTCTAAATGTAAATCCTTTAGGTGTTAATTCTTTCTTAATCATATAGCTCTCTACGAACTCAGACTTATAGCCTGATTTTGTTGCAATTTCTATAATTTTTTTATTCAATATATTGTTCATTTGTTCTCAATCTGTATTCATTTATCTGGTATTAGTCAACTAAATATTGCTATGATATTAATTAAATTTCTTAGTTATTAAATGGGTTGCTTTACTTTAAAAAAAGTGCATAGTTTTTGTTGATTTGCCTCACTAACAAATTATCTATTTATGAAGATATTGATG